TCCTTAACGCAAGTGCTACCAGTGCTAGTCCAGCCACAACTGATTTCAACTTTCAAGATGTAGGTTTTCAATCAAAGTTTGGAACGTCCAATCAAACTGCAATGACAGGTATCCCTGCTGAAAGTAGATCACCTACTGCTGTAGGAACAACTGTAACTACCTCTGCTCCTGTCACAAGACAGATAACAAATACAGATGTTGATGCTGTTATTGTTACTTTGACTTGGCCTCAGATACAAGTAGCTGAAGATGATGGAGACATAAGAGGAGATACTATTGAATACAAAATACAGGTTCAATATAACTCAGGTGGTTTTACAGATATAATTACAACTTCCGTCAGTGGTCGTACAGCAGATGCTTATGCAAGGGATCACAGGATTAATATTACTGGTGCTTTTCCTGTTGATATAAGAGTGGTTCGTGTCACAGCCGACAGCACAGAATCAGCCAGAGTAAATGCTTTTCAGTTTACAAGTATTCAAGAAGTTATAGACAACAGTTCAACTTACCCAAACAGTTCTTATGTCTCTCTTCGTTTTGATAGTAAACAGTTTAATAGTATTCCTACAAGAAAGTTTCGGATAAGAGGTGTAAAGGTAAGAATACCAGGAGCAGGTGCTTCTAGTTCTGGTACTCCTACTGTTGATAATGCAACAGGCAGAATAGTCTATCCAACTGGTTATATATTTAATGGAGTAATGGGTGCAGCGACTTACACTAACTGTCCTGCAATGTGTTTACTTGATTTGCTTACTAATACTCGCTATGGATTAGGTAATCATATTACAGACAGTAATTTAGATTTATTTAGTTTTGTGGCAGCTAGTAAGTTTGCTAATGAAGAAGTTGATGATGGTACAGGATCAGGAGCAAAAGAAGCCAGATTCAGTTGCAATGTAAATATACAAAGTCCAAAGGAAGCATTTGCAGCAATAAATGATCTGGCAGGTGTGATGAGATGTATGCCAATATGGTCTGCTGGTGGTATAACAATATCTCAGGATAAACCAACATCAGCAAGTTATTTATTTAACTTGGCAAATGTCGGAGAGGGTGGTTTTAATTACTCAGGTAGCAGTTTAAAAACCAGACATAGTGTTATATCTGTCAGTTATTTTAACATGGATTCAAAAGAAGTTGACTTTGAAGTTGTAGAGGACGCAACAGCCATATCTAAATTTGGAACGATAGTAAAACAGGTGAAAGCATTTGCTTGTACTTCTCGTAATCAAGCTGCAAGATTAGGTCGTGCAATACTCTTTGCCGAACAAAATGAATCTGAAACTATTACTTTTACTACTTCTATAGATTCTGGTGTCGTTGTAAGACCTGGATCTGTAATTGAGGTAAACGATCCAGTAAGAGCAGGAGCTAGAAGAGGTGGTCGTGTTGTATCTGCGACAACAACTGCAATAACAATAGATGCAGAATCAGAAACAACTTTACCTGCCTTAAATGATAATCCTACAATCAGTATTGTTTTATCTGATGGAACTATTGAATCTAAAAGTATATCTGATATTACAGGAGCAGTCTTAACAGTAAGTTCTGCTTTTTCTTCTGCACCAAATGTTAATGCACCTTACGTTATATCAAGTACAACTCTTCAGACACAGTTATTCAGAGTAATACAAGTTGAAGAACAGGATGATATTAATTATGTGATAACAGCTTTAACTTATGTTGAAGGTAAGTATGCATTTATAGAAGATAATACGTCTCTACCTGTTAGAAATATTTCATTACTAAATGCACCCGTATCACCTCCAAGTAACCTTACTGTCACAGAAAAAACAGTAGTTATCAATAATATTGCCAGAAGTAAATTAATAGTAGATTGGCAACCTGTACAGGGAGTAACTCAGTATTTGGTCAATTATAAATTTGAAGATAATAATTATGTTTCACAGGTTGTATTCAGTAGCGATTTTGAACTTTTAGATACAAAGAAAGGTATATATGCTATTGAAGTCTTTTCATATAATCTGTCTCTTCAATTATCAACTAATCCCACCACAACTACTTTTACAGCGATTGGTAAAACTGCTTTACCAGAAGATGTCACTAATTTAACTATTGAACCTATCAATGAACAATTCATAAGGCTTAGATTTAAACAGGCAACTGCTATTGATGTTTTACATGGTGGTCGTGTTTACGTAAGACATAGTAATCAAACAGGTGGTGCTGCAACATTTCAATCAGCACAAGATATTATTGAAGCTGTGGCAGGTAATTCTTCAGAAGTCATTGTTCCTTCTTTGGCTGGTACATATTTATTAAAATTTCAAGACGATGGTGGCAGATTCAGTGATAACGCAGCAAGTGTAACGATTTCTGGTGTAAATATTTTAGATTCCATTACTGTTAAAACAGATAGGGAGGATACGGACGGAACACCATATAACGGAACAAAGTCAAATCTTACTTTCGACTCATCTCTAGGAGGATTGAAACTTACAGATCCGACTGCAAATGCTACTGGTACTTATGATTTTGTTGATACTCTTGATCTTGGTGGTACATTCTCACTCGTTTTAAAAAGACATTTTCAAGGAGTTGGTTTTTATGTCGGAGATGAGTTTGACAATAGAACAGAGAATATAGATACATGGACAGATTTCGATGGAACGGTTGCTAATGATGCCAATGCAAAAATAGCAGTAAGAACCACAACAGATAATCCCAGTAGTTCACCTACATATACATCATTTAATGATTTTGCGAATGGAACATTTAAGGGCAGAGGTTTTCAATTCAGAATTACTTTAGAAACTGCTGACGTTGCACAGAATATGAACTTACAACAAGCAGGATATACAGCGACAATGCCATCAAGAACAGAACAATCATCTGTTATTGCATCTGGAGCAGGAGCAAAGGCAGTTACATTTACAGCACCATTCTTTGTTGGAACGTCTGCACTCGGCAATTTAAATAGTTTCTTACCTTCTGTTAATATTTCTCCTCAGAATATGGCTACGGGTGATTATTTTGAGCTTTCAAGTATATCTGGAACTGGCTTTACAGTTCATTTTAAAAACTCAAGTAATGCTAGTATTGATAGGAATTTTACCTATAGTGCTGTTGGTTTCGGCAAAGGAGGGTAACATGGAGGAAAATAGTTATTAACTATGGCTGACGTAACAAATTATACAATAGAAAATGCTTCTGGAGCGAATGTAAGGACTGACCTTAATAATGTTTTTGCTGCAATTCAATCAAGCAATTCAAAGTCATCTGATTTAAATTCCAGTCAATGTGTGGCTGGTATGCCTTTCTTAAATACCACTACAAATATTTTAAAGATAAGAAATTCAAGTAATGGTGCTTTTACTGAGATAGGAAATATAGACCAACCTAATTTAGGTTTATTATCTAAAGCTGGTGGTACGATGACAGGTGCCTTTCTTGCTGATGATTCTGGAACAGCAAGTGCTCCTGCTATAAGTTTTGATGGAAATACAGATTTAGGTTTGTTTAGAAAATCTGCAAATATAATGGGATTCAGTTCAAGTGGCACAGAACAAATAACTTTTGATGGAAATGGTATTACTTTAAATGCACAAAATGAAGTTAGATTTGGAGATTCTGACAGTAGTAATTATGTTGGAATAAAAGCACCCTCGACTGTATCTTCTTCAAATAAAACTATTACTTTACCTGATGAGACAGGTACACTTTTAACAAATGCTTCTTCAATTGCAAACAGTAATTTAGCAAATTCTTCTGTAACAGTTGGTTCTACCGCAATAAATTTAGGAGCTTCAGCTACAACCATTGCTGGATTAACAACTGTAACATCTACAAATTTACAAGCTACAAATCTTAAAGATACTTCTGGTAGTAATAGTTCAACAACAGAACAAATTGCACAAGGTAGAGCAAAAACGTGGATAAATTTTAATGGGACAGGAACAATTGCAATACGTGATAGCTTTAACGTAAGTAGTATTACAGATAATGGAACTGGTGACTATACAGTTACTTTTAGTAATGCAATGTCTAATGCAAATTATTCTATTTCTGGTTCTGCGAAAGAGCATGATAGTACAGCCATAACTACAGTAGGTTTTATGGTAGGAATGAATCAGACTCTTGCTAACTCTATAACAACAAGTTTTGTTAGAGTAAACGCCTTTGCCACTAATACCAACAATGTGTTATTTGATTCACTTGTAATGTGTGTTGCTGTTTTTGGAGATCAGTAATAATTAAGATATACTAAAAACAAAACTTTATGGCAAACTCTGATAAAAGAATTGTATATATACAAGATGATGGGATAGTTGCTATTGTCGTTCCATCAGATAATTGTGGTTTAACAGTCGAAGAGATACAAGCAAAAGATGTGCCTAGCGGAAAAACATCTTATATAATAGATGCAACTGATGTTCCTAGTGATAGGACCTTTAGAAACGCTTGGACTTATACGGAGTAAATTATGGGATTTGGCGTAGACATGGCAAAAGCCAGAGAAATTCATAAAGATAAAATTCGTTTTGCAAGAGCAGAAAAGTTTAAAGAACTTGATGTTGAGTTTACAAAAGCTTTAGAAGCTGGAACGAGTACAACTGATATAGCAGCAAAAAGACAAGCATTGAGGGACGCACCTGCTGACTCTGGGATAGCTGCTGCTAGTGATACTGATGCGTTAAAAGCACAATGGAAAACTGATATACTTGGAACATCTCCGTATAACTAATGGCAATTCAACCTGGCACATACAATATGACTGTTCAACGAAGATCAGATCATAGTATTCAGCTTGTTTTTAAAGATGGAAACAATGCTGCAATAAATTTAACGGGATTTACAGTAGAGGCACAGGTCTGGGAGGAAACTCGAACCACAAAATTTGCTGATTTTACGGTTACATATACAAATAGATCTACAGGAACGATAGATATTTCTTTGACAGACACCCAAACGGCTACGTTTAGTCCAAATGTTTTGAAATATGACGTATTACTAACTAATCCTTCTGGATTAAAAGAGTATTATTTAGAAGGAAACATCTTTACAAGTGAGGGTTACACAGCATGACAAGCGTTAATATAACTACAACTAAAAATACTGTTACAGTAAATGAAGGTGATTCTACTATTGTCACTGTGGCAACTCAGGGGCCACAAGGACCAGGATTTGACTTAACTTTAGATCATAGTGGAAAAGTAGATGGTTCTATTATTTACTATGATTCTGCTTCTGGTAAGGTTAAACTAGACTCAACTACTACCAAACTAACACTTGTCGATGGAGGTAATTTCTGATGGCTAATACAATTAGAATAAAAAGATCCACTGGATCGAGTAACCCTACTTCTCTTGAGAATGCTGAAGTTGCTTTTAGAGAAGGTGATGAAGTCTTAGTTATAGGTAAAGGTACAGGTGGTGCAGGTGGATCTGCTACCAGTATTGAAGCCATTGGTGGTAAGGGAGCATTTTTTGATAAGGCAACAGTAAGGGGAGCTAATTTAGTATTATCAGGACCGACAACAGGTAGTGATGCTGCACCTACATTTAGATCACTTGTAGTTGCAGACGTGCCAACGTTGACTGCAAGTAAAGTTTCTGATTTTGATACACAGGTAAGAACTTCAAGATTAGATCAGATGACAGCACCTACGGGTGATGTTTCATTAAATAGTCAAAAAATAACAAACTTAGCTACACCCACTGCGTCAACTGATGCAGCTTCAAAATCTTATGTAGATGGTGTCAGTCAGGGATTAGATGTTAAAAATTCTGTGGTCGCCACAACTACTGCGAATGGAACATTATCCTCTTCTTTTGCCAATGGATCAACGATTGATGGTGTTTCTTTATCAACTAATGACAGAATACTTATTAAAGATCAGAGTACTCAGACAGAGAACGGTATTTATAAAGTCAATGCTTCTGGTGCACCAACTAGAGTTGACGATTTAGCTGCTGGTGCTGACGCTGCTGGTGCGTTTGTTTTTGTAGAGCAGGGAACTGTTAACGCAGATAACGGTTTTGTTTGTACTTCTAATAAAGGATCTGCTGTTGTAGGTACTAATAATTTAACTTTTGCCCAGTTTTCGGGAGCAGGTCAGATTACGGCTGGAGATGGTTTACAGAAATCAGGTAACACTTTATCTGCTGATCTTAAATCAAATGGTGGACTTGTTATTGAATCTGCTGAAATTGCTGTTGATCTTGCTGCTAGTTCTATAACAGGAACACTTGCTATAGGCGATGGTGGGACAGGAGCTACAAGTGCAAGTGCAGCCAGAACAGCTTTAGGATTAGCAATCGGAACAAATGTACAAGCTTTTGACGCACAACTTAGTGACATAGCTGGCCTAACTCCAACAGACAGTAATTTTATTGTTGGTGACGGATCAAACTTTGTTCTTGAGTCAGGAGCTACGGCTAGAGCAAGTCTTGGAGCACAGGCTTCAGCTACAGACTTAACTAACTTATCTTCTTGTCAATCTGGAGGATCTGCTGCTTTAGCTGCACTTACTTCAACAGAAATTGGTATTCTTGATGGAGCGACTGTAACTACTTCTGAGTTAAATCTTTTAGATGGTGGTACTTCAGCCACATCAACAACACTTGCTGCTGCTGATAGGTTTGTAGCTAATGATGCTGGAACTATGAAACAGGTTGCATTATCTGATCTCGTTACATTTTTAGAAGATGAGAGTGCCTCTAGTTTTAATATAGATGGCGGTTCGTATTAATTAGGAGGTAAAAATCAATGGCTAATGAAATTAAGCTTAAAAGAGGTTCTGGTAGCGATCCAACTGCCAGTGATTTAGTTGTTGGAGAAGTAGCCTTAAGAACTGATAACGGTAAATTATTTACAAAGAAAGATGATAATTCTGTAGCAGAAATAGGTGGTTCTGGAGGTAGTGGTAGTATATCTTCAGATGCTCAAGGCAATACTAAAGGAGGAACTAATGCGGGTGACTCTTTTGATGGAACCAATGCTGAGAATAATACGCTATTCGGCAAAGACGCTGGAACAGCAATCACAACTGGCGATGGAAATACTTGCGTAGGAAAAGATGCTGGTAAATCAATTTCGGTTGCTTCAAACTGTACATTCGTTGGACTTAGTGCTGGCAGGCTTTCTACAGGTGATAGAAATACAGTATTAGGTAGTGAGGCTTTGTTTTCTTCACATGACGGTTCAAATAATGTGGCTATCGGAAGTTTTGCTTTATATAGCTTTAGTGGCTCAGGTACTTCTGGCAGTATTGCGGTTGGTGGCGGGTCTTTGTATAGTCAAACTTCGGGAAATGAAAATTCGGTTTGTGGAAGGAGTGCAGGCTTCAGCGTTACGACAGGTGCTCAAAACACTTTACTAGGAAACTTTGCTGGACAAGGAGCTAGTGGTGGATCTTTAACTACAGGTGATAACAACATAATAATCGGCTATCGTGCGATACCAAGTGCAGTTGATGTTGATAATGAAGTGACTATAGGTAACTCAAGTATTACTAAGTTTAGAGTGCCAGGTATAGACGTAGTTCTAAAAGACAACGGAGGAACGCCTACTCAGGGTCATGTGCTAACAGTAGATGCCAATGGGGAGGCTAGTTTTGAAGCGGCCTCTGGTGGTGGACTTTCTTCTGATGCTCAAGAAAATACTATAGGTGGTACTAATGCTGGTGATTCATTTGATGGAACAAATGCGGAAAGAAACACCTTAATTGGTTTTGATGCTGGTACAGCCATAACAACAGGATATGAAAATAGTATTTACGGATATAAGGCTGGTAAAACTATTGCAACAGGTTTTTACAACGTTTTAATAGGTTCTCAAGCTGGTGATTCGCTGTCAACAAATGCAAGTAATAATGTTGCCATAGGTACTTTCGCTCTATCAGGTACAGCTTCAGGTGAAAACGTAGCTATAGGCAGCAATGCTCTTGAGACTACAGATAGTAGTCAAAATGTAGCTGTTGGAAAACAATCATTACAAAGGAGCACTGGTGTTAGTGGACTTACAGCAGTTGGTCACCGTGCCTTGGAAAATTCAACTTCAGGAAGTGATTCTACTGCGGTTGGATACAGAGCTGGAAAATCACAAACCACAGGTTCCGCTAATACTTTAATGGGTTATTTTGCTGGAGATGCCTTAACCACAGGCCAAAACAATACAATAGTGGGAGCTGACGCTGGCACTAATAATCTTACCAGTGGTGATGCAAATACTCTTGTTGGAGCTGATGCTGGTAAGAGCTATGGAGGTAGCAATTTGGTAGCTATTGGTTATCTTGCTGGTTCCACTTCTGGCATAGAATCAGTTTATGTGGGCTACCAAGCTGGAAAATCTGTTAATAGTGGGCAAGGTAATGTTTTTGTAGGATTCGATGCTGGCAAAACCTCAAGCGGTAATAATAATACTGCTATAGGTAGAACTGCTATGAACACAACCAGTACTGGATCAAATAACACTGCATTGGGTAGTGCTGCTTTATTTAGCTATCAAGGTTCTAGTAATTTTGGAAATGTTGCTTTAGGTCAAGCCAGCTTAAGGTTACTCACTACGGCTACTGGAAATCTCGGATGCGGTAGAGTCTCTGGAACGAGTGTTACCACAGGCATAGAAAATACTTTCTTAGGAAATTTAGCTGGCTATGGTTCTGATGGAACTGGAGCTTTAACTACAGGCGATAATAATATTATTGTGGGTCATGCGTCATTACCAAGTGCGGTAGATGTTGACAATGAAATCACTCTTGGTAATTCAAGTAACTCTTCTCTACGTTGCAATACTCAAACAATTAGTTCTTTATCAGATGCTAGAGATAAAACAAATGTAATTGATTTACCAGAAGGATTAAAATTTATAAATAAACTTAGACCAGTAAAATTTGAATGGGCTACACGAGATGGCAATGTAAAAGATGGATCTGAAGAACATGGTTTTATTGCACAAGATTTACAGACAGTCCAAAAAGATAACAATGCAGATTATTTAAAAATAGTAATGGATAATAACCCAGACAGGCTAGAAGCTTCTTACGGTAAACTTATACCTATTCTTGTCAAAGCGATACAAGAGCTTACAATAGAAGTTGAAACACTTAAATCAAATGGCTGAACGTACTACTGAAGAGATTGCAACCATCTTTAAAAATGCTGGTGATAGCGTTAATGTTATAAATAGATTAGCAGCGTTAGAAACTTTAACGGATAAGAACAAAGAGAGGATTAAACGCAACGTAGAACATCTAGAAATTATTAAGGCATATAAAAAAGAAGATGGTACGACTAGCATTTGGACAACTGAAGACTTCACAGAGCAAGACGCTGCGGTTACACTAGGAAAAACTAAATATTAATGAAAGAAATTATAGAAAAACAGATTCTTGAATGGCAGCAGGAATTAATAAATCAAAGACAATACATTTTAAAGCTTGAAGGAGGAATACAAGCATATCAGCTGTTATTAAAAGAAATTGATAAACCAAAAGAGGTAAAAGAAGACGTAAAAAAGTAGAAGGTAATTTATTTAAGACTTGTCCTGTTTGTGGCACAGCTTTTAATACTATGGAGCAAAGAAGAATTTATTGCAGTGGAGCGTGTAAGACAAGATCATGTCGTAGTAACAAAACCTTGAAAAGCATTTGAAATCCATTAGTATATAACTTTAATTTTTTTAATTAAATGCTCAAAAAAGTATTAACAATAGCTGCTGCATCAGCACTATCAACACCTGCATTTGCTGGTTTTTATATTAATGTAGAAAACAATGCTGCGTTCTTAGGTAAAGATTACATAGGATCTGGAACGGATCTGCATCTAGGGTACGAGGGTGGTAATGATTTTGCTTCTTACTACTTACAAGGTGGTGCGTTCTTGTCTAACCCTGATGGTGCAGATTCAAGCACAAACTTCTCTGGTAAAGTTGGTGGTTCAGTAGCAGCTACAGATAAAGTAGATGTTTATGGTGAATTTGCTATCGTTACAGATACAACTAATGCTTATGGAACGAAGCTTGGCTTGAAGTATAAGTTTTAGTCATCATAGATAAAAACAGGTAACAGGGTATAACAGTTGGCAGAATTAGGAGCATGGATATAATACTTACATGACCTATT